AGTTTAAAGCGTTTTCGTTTACAGAGCCTATTCCTTTTAAATATTGATTAATATTTTCTATATTTCCTTGCTGAAAGGCTTGCTCTAAGAACTGAGGACTAGCTTTCAATAAATCTTGTGCTCTTTGATAGTTTAAATCAGATATAGAATCTGTTCTTTCAAACCTATCTTTAGCAAGATCTTGATTGGTAGAAATCATGTTTCTAAAACGTTCTAGGGCATTTGTAAGCGTAGTGTCTTGCTGTGAAGCAAGTTCTGTACCCAAGTTCAGCTGTGCAGTCTGTGCAGAACGGCCTTCTTGACCGGCCATAAGCTGTCTTTCTAAATCGGCTCTACCAAGCCCTCTTGCAAAAGCTTCTGTTTGAAGACCTCCCCCAGAAGTACCTAACCTACCTGTAGCAAACAACTGATCTTGTAAGTTAGCAAAACTTCTTTCTTCTTCTGGAGCCGCTTGTTGTCTTAACAAATCTAACGTTTGTTGTCTAGCTTGTTCTTGTGTACCAGCTAATCCACCAAAGGCGCCTTGCGCTTGCATTCTAAGTTGATTAGCAAAATCCGAAGAATCTGCTAAACCCGTTGCAGACAGCCCCATACCAGATCTTGCATAATCTTGTAGCTGCCCTAAACCTCTTAATCCTGCATCACCAAATAAACCAGCAGAACTTTGCAGGTTTGCTAACAAAGCCATAGTATTTGGGTCTAAACCCGTTTGTTGGCTAAAACCTGTAGCTGTACCAGCAAGGTTTTGTCTAAGAGACTCTAAGTCACCAGCGCTTACGGCTGCACTACCAATATCACTTCTTTTTACAGTACCTCTAGTTCCTGGTACTACTTGAAGACCTTCTGCTGTTACTCTTCCACCTTTTCCGTCTGAGTAAAATTTACCCTTAGAACCCTCATAAACTAACTGACCGGCAGGAGGATATCCTGCGCTAGGGCCACCGAAGGAACCTCCGCCTAACATAGGCTGTTCTGTTTGATTAGGTATAATGGGCGTGGGGCCTCCAAAGCTAACGCCTGCTCCGCCAGGGCCGGTAACATTTATAGGAGAATAAGCTTGATTAGCTGCATTCATAGCTATTTGTCTAGCTTTTTTAGCTTCTTTTGCTGCTTTTCTACCCGCCATCATCCCTAAAGCGCCGGATACTAAAGACCCCCCAGCTGCTAATGCTTGCGCTACCATATGTATTACCCTCTATATACTGCTAATAAAGAGATACCAGCTATTATTAAAAAAGCTAATAAACCAGTACCTGTTCTATGTTCAGACCTTAAAGATGTTAAAGAAACAAGTCCTTCTTGGGCTGTGTTTTCTACTTCTTTAATACGTTCTTTAAACTCTATTTGATTTGCTGTGACCATCTCTCTTGTAGCCTCAACTCTTTGAGAAAGAGCACCCATATCTACCTCTATGTCTTTTAGTCTATCTTTTATTTCAACATATGTTGCATCTGTCATTTTTTACTACCTAGATTAGGGGCCAGTACTGTTTGCAATTAAACTTACATCAAAAGTAATAGTGTCTGTATTATCGGCAATGCTTCTAATATTAAAAGTTAAAACACAAGATTGTATATTTCCTCCGGTAGACTCTATCTGCCAAGAACGGTTTGTTGAAAAGTTTAAAAAAACATCTGTAGCACTACTTGTCCCCTCTAAAGCTGCTCCACCTGGTGCGACAGTACATTTAACTTCGTAATCTGTTACAGAACCTAAAGGGTGTAGCCAATTGTCTTCGTTAACATATACGCTGTCTTTTCTCTGATCTATACCTCTGTCTGTAGCAAGTCTTATACCGCTAGTACCAGTAGCTTGTGTGCTAAAAAAAGAATAGACTTTATTAGGTACATCCAGCAGATATGTTTTAAGTGTATTACCTGCTTTTAAAAGAATACCTGTAAGAAGGCTCATTAAGCTAAGTCTCCAGAAAGCATCCATTGATCTGTGTTTACTTTAATAAGAACAGCTAAACCGCCTGCTGTTATGTTCTGCGTAGTAGTAGTGTCGCTTGTATTAATTGACGTTAAAGTAACGCCCGAACCAGGCGCAATGCCTACTTCTGCTGTATCTCTGCTGCCTACATAAATAACAGCGCCAATTTGATAGGCAGTAGTAGAGTTAGGTGGGATAGTACAAGTAGCAGTAGAACCTCCTGTAAGCAACAATAAAGTACTAGAGTCTGCTTGAACAAGAGTTTTAGAAGTAGTGAACTCAACAACTTTTACACCAGAATCGCTGATGTTCATTTGTTTCATAACACTACCGTCATTAACTAAGATAGAGTCACTAGAGCTTGTTTCAGATATATCCATGTTAGTTAAGGCTGATATATCTAAATTAAAAGTTCTTGTGGCAGTAATATCTCCACCACCTGTCAAGCCTGTACCAGCCGTAACGGAAACAGTACTGTGATCAATATGATCATTTGAGGGTATATTGTCTAAAGTGTCATGCTGTAAAACTCCATTAAACGTACTAATTAAAGCGGTTTTATTAGTAGAGTCAGTAGCGTCCCAAAACAAAACTTTATCATCAGCAAACGGAGTAGTCCCGCTTAAACTATTAATATCAAGTTCTAAAGAAGTAGTGTTAGAGGCTAACCCAGAACCAATTGTATAATTAATTACAGCGCTAGAACTATCGTCCCACCCTAGTAATGTATCAGCGTTAGGGTCTGTTAAAGCGTAAATGTCACTTACAAAACCTCCGTTTTCATTAGACCAAGCAGTTACATGCTGTTCTGATCTTAAAGGGGTCATAACTTTAGTATTATTAGTACCCGCTTCCGCTTCAACTTGGTTTGCTATATCCGTGTTATTAATCTTAGAAGTAATAGCAGCGCTTATAGCAGAAAGCTCTGCATCAATATCAGACCCGTTAATAACTTTTTCAGGATCTCCTGAAGGTAAAGCATCTTTAACTGTATAATTATTAACTTGATTATAATCTGACATTATGTAAGTCTTCCTATTTTAGCAAATAACTTTAGCTGCTCTACTGCAAAGTCACCTGTAGTTTCAGTTTGTATTTTTATCTTGTAATATTGACCTGTTTGTCTTGCAGGTAGATCAAGTATTGTTAATTTTTTACCACCAGAAAACTCTGACAATCCCCATTTAGCAATACCCCACTCAGCAGTAGTAGGTGCTTCTAATCTTTTTGAAATACTGTTTTCTTTATTGTTGAAGTCTGTAGACCATTTAAAAAATACATTAGAGTTGACACTAATGTTTAAAACAGAACTAATTTGTTTTAACATCTTTTTTCTGCTGTTTAAATCAGGGCCTAAGTCTAGCCACGGCGATGCGTATTTAAAAGAAATTACAGACCCGTTATCTGTAGATGCTCCATATGTGTATATTTCTCCTGTATTACTACCTAACAATAAAGCACCGGCTTGAGTTACACAAAGAGAATAAGGGCTAAAAAAATTACCACTAGAGTTTTTAAACACCCATTGATAACAAGGGAATATTATATCTTGCTCTTCATCTTTGATCATATTTCTTACATCAAAGGTATACAAAATATTACTAGAAGGAATGCTTAGCAAATACAAACCTTCTTCTGGAGAATAAGAACTTCTTAGATCTAAAACATTAGAAGAAGTTGCGTCTAAAACAAGCCTATCTCTTACATATTTAGAAACAGTTCTTAAAGGATTTGATTTTTCTTGTAGGATACGCCCAAGAGACTGCAAACCATTACGGGACATAAAAACAATGTCAGTTTCACCTATTAAACTTATAGTCCAGTGTGATATACACCCCGTGCCTTCTATAACATCAACTACAGCTAAAGATGAAGGATTAACACCTATAGTAGAGCCTAGATCGTCTTCCCATATAACTACATGATTTTTACCAAAAACAAGTAAAGATCCATTAAAAGCTGCAATAGCTTTTACTTCGTCCATCCCGTTTGTCCAAACACTAGCCATATCTATTTGACCGGCGCCTGCTCCTCCCCAGTTTGTTTCATCAAGCAAGCTGGAGTATTTAATGGTCTGCCCATCAGAGTCGAGTACCCACACCCGTCCATAGGCTGTAAGGGCAATACCGTCCTTGGAGGTAGGGGCTGTACCGCTAGACTCAGTAATAACAGCAAAACTAGTGCCAGTATAAACAATAGGCTTAGAACCGTTTTGAAAACCCAAGCATTTGTTATTAAAGTTTTGAAAATACCAACCCCCGTCTGTTATTGACAGACCGCCTTTTATGGAAGCAGGGGCGTCTGGGTTTTTGTATAAATTATCATCTGTTGCAAATACTGTCTCTACAGCGCCATCACCTTTAAGGTATTCAAAAGTAGACTTTATAAGTAAAGAAGAGGTAGGTGTACCTGTAGTGACAGCGTATCCATCTCTAATTGCTAGTCTTTGAGCAGAATCCATTCTGCAATTAGTAGCTTCTGTTGCCCATATAAAAGGTAAAAGGCTGTTTTGTTTTTGAAAGTTAAGCCCTAACCTACCTGGTGTGCCTGCGTCTATAGGTAATAACTGAGAAGTCATACTGACACAAGTTCCATATTATTACCTTGCTCAGCCGCGTCACGAGAAATAGCGTCATTTAAAGCGTTTTTAAATCTAGTTTCTGAGAATAAAGCGTTTACTCCTAGCTCTTCTCCTCTTTCTTCTAAAGCATACCAAGCTGTACCCACTACTAAAGGTCGTGTTGGTATGTATATTTGCGTATTAGCATTTGTTAAGCGTTCTTGTGGCGTAACCATTGTTACTTGTATTGTTTTTTGAGAACTAGGAATAGGCCAGACGTTTAAGTTAACCTCACCGCCTGCGCTGTTATCTATTGCAAAATAAACAGGATCTTGTCTTGTGTCTGGGTCTATGCTTGTTTTATACAACAATTCAGCAAGATCAATTTCTATTAATGGGTCTGGGTTTACAGAATCTGTTACATCAAATACTAACGGTATTTCTGAATACCTATTTGATTGATAAATACGTACTAATCTGCTTCTTTCATTAGCGCCTGTAATAGTAGCTGTATTAGAGTAAGGCAAAACAGTTACATTGTATGTTTTTTTTAAAGCTCTCCAGTTATGAGAGTCTTCTATTTGCTCTTTAATATCGTTTAAAAAAGCACTTAATAAATTTGTATAAGAATCAGTTTCAAGTATTTGATCTACTTGTTCTTCCCCAATAAGTTGTAAAACCCTATTAAGGGCTTCTAAGTAAGTAGTTGCCATTTAGATTCCTATATTAGAAGTTTTAAAATAGGAGAGTGCCCCCTCTCCGAAGAGAGGGAGCGATCCCAAGGTAGCTATTAAGCAGTCGGAACTACAAACGTTACAATGCTAGAGTCTCGTAGCGCTTTTACACCGTACAACATATCGGTTGTAAACAAATCAGCCAAGTATTCTTGCTTGTACTGAGTTTGTGAACGAACACCTAGTTGTTCTACAAGTACCATTGCATCAGACTGGAAAACAACACCAGAAACGTTGTCACCCGTGCCACCGCTATCTTCAACGAGAGGTGAGTTAGTCGTAACAAAAACGTCCATGCCGTAGACATCGCCAACGTATCCATTACGGATGCTGTTACTTCCGCCTACCTCGCCTACAAAAGCTTGCTCAGTAAAACGTGATAAACCAAGG